ACTTGGTTTTAGTTTTATGGGTCAACCACAGCAGACAGGAACAACAGCAACAACAGAAACTACTGCAACATTTCTTACTCTTTATGGACCAGAAGGACAGGTTAGAAAATTTAGATTACCTCTCAGTCAAGAGGATGCAGCAGAGGTAGCACGATTAAGAGCACTAGGATATTCAGAAACACCACCTGCTGATACCACTACCACAACCACAGGTACACCAGGAACAGATACCACAATAACTACAGACCTTACAGGTGCTACAGTAACTACAGGGGGTGGTAGAAAAAAAACACAGGTAGAGGCAGATCCTAATGCTTGGATGAAAAAGTTTGATTACACTGACATGAGTAAATTAGGATCACAAACATCTGAATTATTAAACAAATCTCCAATGGGCAGTGTGATGGGAGCGTTTTCAAATGCAAGTAACGCTGCTCAGGCTGCTGCTAACATTATTATTATGGAGGCTAATGGTGCTGATAAAGCAGAGGTAGCTAAATTAAAAAGTCAATATCAACAATTTATCAAAGACTCTAAACTAGGTTACATGCCTAAAGGTTTAATAAATGGTGATAGGCTTGCAAAAGATATTGTAGAAAATAATATAGATGTAGCTTTATTTAAGGACTCTACTGATCCTTTTGGTAATAGGGTATTTAAAGAAGGAACAGACGATTTTGAAAAGTTTGTTCAGAAAGTTGGACCTAAAGGTAGAGGCTCAAAAGATATAAAAGATGCGTTTGCAAGAGTTCAACAAAGAACAAAAGATCTAGGTACAACAACAACAGGAAAACCACCAGAAAGACCATCTACACCTGTAAGTGGTGGACGTGGGCGTATTACAGAAGATCCAGGTGCGAGACAGGAAGCTGCAAGAAAAGCTGCAAAGAAACGTAGTGATAAACGCAAAGCAGCCATTAAAGCAGTAAGGGAGCAACAAAAGACTAAGCCTACAAAAGAATTAAAGGAAAGAGGCGGTGGAGATAGAGGTCTAAATAAAGGTGGACTAATGAATAAAAAGGGCAAAAAGAAATAATAACTATAAGGCTACCCAGGAATCATTCCTGGCCCCAACATAAAGGAGAACTTTAAATGCCTGAACTAACTGCAATGGAAAAACCTAAAATAGCAGGTTTTGTAGATCGTGGATTTAACCACGCTAAAAAACAAAAACAAATGGAAGAAGCAGAGGCAGAGATTGCCCGACTAGAAGCAGAGGCTCGTGGTGAAACAGTTGAAGAACAAGAGGAATCCAGTAGCGAGGATACTGAGAACACCGAAGTTCAAGCCTCAGATGATTCCAAACAAGAAGAAACCCCAGAGGAAACCAAAGCACAGGAAGACGATGACAGCGAGTTAGATGCTGAAGAGAAGTCTTTTAAGAAACGCTATGGTGATATTCGCAAACACTTAGCTGCTAAAGAAAAAGAGTGGCAAGAAAAGTTTGATGCTCTAGAAAGTAAGAGTAAACGTGAGGGTATTGTTCCTCCTAAGTCTGATGAAGACATAGAGAAGTGGGCACAAGAATATCCAGACGTAGCAGGTATTGTTGAAACAATTGCAGCTAAGAAAGCTCAAGAGATGTTCAACAAGGCTGAGACACGTCTGCAAGAATTAGATGAAGCACATTCTGAAGCTCAAAGAGTAAAAGCAGAGAATGTTATTCGTAAGACTCACGAAGACTTCGATGACCTAAGACAGTCAGATAAGTTCCATAACTGGGCAGACGATCAACCCAAGTGGGTTAAGGATGCACTCTATGAAAACATGGATGATCCTGCCTCAGTTATACGTGTGATAGATCTATACAAGATTGACAACGGTATGACCGTAGCAGCTAAAAAGAAATCTAAGAAAGCTGCAGCATCTACTGTTGCAAAAGGAACTCGTACTTCTGTAGACGCAGAGGGTGTACAAGGACAAATAAAAGAGTCTGATGTAGCCAGAATGTCTAATAAGGAGTTTGAGGAAATGCAGGACAAAATAAACGAAGCTATGCGTACTGGCAAGTTTGTTTATGACATGTCTCGTTCTGCATGATAATTAGTTGACATATTAAAAGTCATCTATATAACTACTCGTATCTGACTTGAAGCCTCCGTAAGGACCACCTTCAAAGATACTTTCAACCCAAAAGTCTAAACTACAAAGAACTACCTGGACAAGTATAGGCCCAGTGGTATTCGGTAGCGCAACCTAATACTTTCTGCACCCTAGAAAACGTACAGCCTCTTTCAGGTGTTTAAGCTTTATTCCCAAAGCCAAATATCATGGAGGATTTAACAATGGCTTTTCAAACCGCATCGGGTTATGGGAATCTACCTAACGGTAATTTTAGTCCTATAATCTACTCCAAGAAGGTACAGCTTGCGTTCCGTAAAGCTGCTACTGTAGGAGACATAACTAACTCCGATTATTTCGGAGAGATCAGCGCACAAGGTGATACTGTGCGTATAATCAAAGAGCCTGAAATCTCAGTTCAAGCTTATGCTCGTGGCACAACAGTCACAGCACAAGACCTTGACGATGAAGATTTTCAGTTAGTCGTAGACAAAAGCAACTACTTTGCTTTTAAGATGGACGATATTGAAGAAGCTCACTCACATGTGAACTTCATGCAACTTGCAACAGATCGTGCAGCTTACAGACTAGCTGATCAGTATGACCAAGAAGTTCTTGGTTATATGTCAGGTTTCAAGCAATCTGCTCTACATGCAACAGCAGACACAGCTAATGACCAAGTAAATGGTACAAAAGCTGTAACTACTGCAGGTTCAGACGAACTACTTTCAAGCATGAAGTTGATTAAGAGTTCATTTGGTAACATCACAACATCATCTGCAGGGGATCACTCAATCCCAGTAACTGCACGTATGCCAGGTGCTACTTCTCTACCAACAGCTACAGTTTCACCTGCAATGGTTGTTGCAAGAATGAAACGATTGCTTGATCAGCAACAAGTTGATTCACAAGGCAGATGGCTTGTAATTGACCCTGTGTTCATGGAAATACTTTCCGATGAAGATTCACGCTTCATGAATGGAGACTACGGTGATTCTGGTGGACTACGTAACGGTCTTGTAATCAACAACTTTCATGGCTTCCGTTTGTACGTGTCATCAAACCTACCTGCTGTAGGTACTGGTCCAGGTACATCAGGAACAGCAAACCAAAACAGTAATTTTGGTGTGATTGTTGCAGGTCATGATTCTGCTGTAGCAACTGCAGAGCAGATCAACAAAACAGAAACATATCGTGACCCTGACAGCTTTGCTGACATTGTTCGTGGTATGCATCTATACGGCAGAAAGATTCTTCGTCCAGAAGCAATCGCTACTGCTAAATATAACGCAGCGTAAGGGAGGATTAAGATATGGCTACTTTTGACATGACCTCAAAAGCTACTGTTGGTGTCGATTCAGACAGCATTGCAGCAGCTACCTCACGCCACCAAGCAATGAGCATGTACATGCGTGAAGCACGTCTTGACATTGCTAAAATGGTAGAAGACGGATATTCCTGTACGAATGGGGATATCTTTCAGCTTCTAGAAATTCCTGCCAACACACTAATATTGTTTGCAGGTGCTGAAGTTGAAACTGCTTTCAACGGTACATCTCCAACTGTGGATATTGATTTCGCAGCAGGTGATGACATCATTGATGGTGGTGACGTTTCATCTGCAGGTTTCCTAGCAGGAGGAACAAACGGTCAAACTATGGTTGTAAACACTGCTTCTGCAGATACGTTTACGGCACACGTAACAACTACAGATACAATTGACGTTAAGTTGATTGCTTCATCTGCAGACGTTACATCTGGCATCCTACGTGTTTTTGCATGTTGCATCGACACAGGGAAGCGAGGACGTGTGGCAGCTACCGAAGTAGATCGTGATCTACTAGCATAACACTTTAGGGGCTGACTTCGGTTGGCCCCTTTAGCTTATCTAAGGAAAAAATATGGCTTTAACATTTCTATCATTAACGAATGATGTAATTACACGAATGAACGAAGTAACACTTACTTCTACTACTTTTGCTAACGCTAGGGGTGTT